GGTCACTATCTGCTTGAGTTCTTCATCGGATAATCCGAGGTCAGAACCTCCCTTTGCTTTCATAGCACCGACTGACCCGCCATAGCCACACGCCAGTTCTGCGACCTTCCCTTTCTGCCTCAGATGTCCGTTGACACCATGCTTGACAACAGGCACTCCGAACATCTTTGATGCCGATGTACAGTAGATATCCTCACCGTTTGCAAAGGCATTCATTCGCCATTGTTCTCCGGCAAGCCATGCAATCACACGAGCCTCAATTGCTGAAAAGTCTGCCACAATAAATTTCATGCCTTGTTTCGGCACAAAAGCCGTTCTCACAAGCTGTGAAAGGGTATCAGGAATATCATCATAGAGCATTTGAAGTGCCATGTAATCGCCAGATTTCACCAACGCACGAGCCTCGGCAAGGTCGGTGATGTGGTTCTGCCTTAAGTTTTGTAACTGGATAAGCCTTCCGGCAAACCGACCTGTCCTATTTGCACCATAAAAGAAAAACATACCTCTCGCTCTGCCGTCCTCTCCGACAGCGTTTTGCATAGCTGTGTATTTCTTTACTGAAGATTTGGCAGACTGCTGGCGGAGCAGGAGAACCTCTTCTATTTCAGGAGAAAGACCTCCTGCTTTCAGGAGTTCCTGCACATCAGCTTTTCCGAGACTTTCTGTTTCCACTCCATTATCTGCAAGCCATTGTTTCATCTGAGCCACAGAGTTTGGATTTTCCAAGCCTGTCAGCTCTTTCAGTCTTGCTGTAAGTTCTGTACGGCTCTGTTCATCTGCGGCAATGGCACGACTCACAAAGTCCATGTCAAGCTGTATGCCACGGTCGTTGATTTCTTCGCTGAGATGATACTCATCCCATACAAACTGCGGAACAGGGAAACGCTCCACTTTGCTGTCAATTGCCATTTCTGCCTCAACATCTCGCTTGTTATAAGCCTTGTATGTTTCCCACTTGTCGGGTGCATCAGAGGGGAGATGCCTTGTTCCGTTCCGTGCAGGTTTGGAAAAGTAGTCAATCAGCCTCTTGCCTTCGGTCATTTTCTGCTCCTCAATTTTCAGCACCTCACCGACACTTGCAAGCGACAAAGGCAGTCCAAGATAAATGGCTGCAAGCTGTGAGCAGTACCAAGAGGACGGGCTAAGAAATCCACTGACGGAATCCTCTGGTATGCTGTAGGTGTCATATTCACGGAGCAATTCGGGATAGTTTCTCCTGAGAAAAGCAGAAAGGCATACACGTTCAAAATTAACATTGTATGCCCACTTCTCTATATTTTCATCAATCAACGCTTTGAGAATATCATCAGGAATTTTCTCACCGCTTGCAACATCGACTGTCTGAACCTCAGAACCGTCCACAGAATAGCTAAATAACAATATTTCAAAATTTTCAGAAGAAGCATATTTATAAACTCCGCACTTCAATAAATCCACATCGGAATAGGTTTCAATGTCGATTACTAATTTTTTCATATCTTCACCACTGCCCACCCACGGCGTACACCGCAAACGCCCTCCCGTCTGTCAGTCAGTTGCTATTAAGAGAGAAAATCGTCATCGTCATCATCAGCAAAGTCATCTTCTGCTCTGCTTCTGCCGCCAAGAGAGGAACCGTCTGCAATCTTCTGCAAATTGTTCAATCCGCAGGCAATGCCCTTATTTCCGTTGCTGTTGAAAGCGTAGAAATTCACACTTGCACGACCGTAACAGCCAGAATAGATTTCACTGCGGTCAATGATGTGTTCACGGTTAGCATCAACAAGTCCGGGCTGTTCATTGGAATTTGCATTGATAAAATAACAGCCTGCATATACCTCATCATCAGGTCTTTCTTCATCTCCATCACGGAGAGGAGTTTTCAGCTTGTCAAGCGGAGGCACTGTTTTGCTGTTGCCTTTCAACTTGCTCTGTCCTTCCTCGTAAGCGGTCTGGATTGCCGCCTTTACCTTTTCAATTGTCTTTGTGTCGCTCTTGGAAATGATAAAGGAAACGCTGTACTTCGGCTGACTGCCGTTGATTGACTTGGGTTCCCACACATTCACATAAGACCATCTTGTCTTGGGTCCTAAAATTACCTTAGCCATGTTATTCATCCTCCTTGAAATCTTCAAATACATCTACAGCCGGACGCTTGTCCGTTTCTGGTGCGAGTGTCAGCTTGCCGGGTGGCTTGTGTACCAAATCACCGAGAATTTCAGCAAAGTTTTTCTTGCCCATCAGCTTTTCCATTTCCGTTATCGGAATCAGTGTAGAACGGTAGATGTCCTCATACCCTGCTTTGATAGCTGTCTGTGCAACTTTCTCCTCGTCTGTGTATTTTCGTCTTGATACACTCCGCACAATCTTGAAACCATTCCAGTGTTTCCCGTGCTTGGTAGCCTGTTCCAAAGCATACTCCTGTACTTCTGCTGCCCATTTGGTAAGGTCGGGCAGTTGTGTCAGAACCTCTGCCACTTCTTCATCAGAAAGCAGCGGAGGGTCTTGGAAATCGAGCCTTGCCATTTTCAGATTGTCTTCAGCTCTTTTTCTGCACGTTGCCTTTGCACGGCAGAATGTACACCAATCGCCGGAGCAATACTCGCCCTCACCGTTTGCGGCAAGCTCTGCCTTTGGTTTCAGTTCGTTTTCAGCCCAGTCGAGCAGCTCAGACACAGAGATTGTCCATGTGCTGATATTTTCCCTTCTCGGCTGAAAAATTGTCATAGCAACAAACTCAATATCGTACAAGTCCTGATAGATTGCCAAAGCACCAAGAGCATACAGCATCATCTGCGGATTATGCTCTGCTTCGACAAGCACACCCAGACCGTACTTGAAATCTACAATATGGAGCGTATCGTCTGCAACAATCAGGCAGTCACCTGTGCCGAATCCGTCCGGAACATAGGCGGAGAAATCAAGCCTTTGTTCAATCAGCACCACAGGGTCTTTGCATTTCTGCTTTGCCTGTTCATACTGTTCCATGACGAAATCCACATAAGCATCAGAGCATTCTTCCATTTCATCGGTATTATAATCTGATACTGGTCGCTTGCTCCTTCTTTTCAGAGCCTTTTTCAGTTTGTGTTCGCAGAGTTCATGAGCCGCTGTGCCTTCGGCTGTCGCTTCACTTCCTTTGTTCTCGAATGACTTCTCAAGCATGGCTGATGGTGTACAGTTCAGCCACCTGTGGCTTGACGATGCCGAGAGAACTGCGTGTTTCAGTGGTGGCATATCTTTTCCGCCTCCTGCAAAACAGCCTCGTAGTCATCTTCTTTGACATCGCTCAGTTTTTTGCAGTTGAACTTTGTCAGAATTGCCTTGACATCAGCGGTGTAACCGTCAGCAGACAGCTTGGCAAGCACACCCCGCACTTCTTCAAAGCTGTGTTTCGGCTTTTCTTCCTGCTTTTTTGGTTCTTCTGTCATCAAACCGAGTGCATCAGCAATTCTGCCGAGTGCTGCTATCGTGTCCTGCAACGCACCAATCATCACATCATACTTCATCAAATAACCTCCTTGCATTTATTCACGATAGTAGTTAGAGGCATATTCGCTCAGTATTCCGTCAACAACAGCATACTTCCGTTCATCAGAAAGCTGACCCTTTATCTCGTCCAATGTCTGGAACTGCTCCCTTGACAAGATATTTCTGTGAGGATGATACCAGTCAGGCAAAGCCAGACCACCGCCCTTGCCGCTTATCTGTAGTATTGGATAGTCCAGAACAAGAACTGCAACATCACGCTTGATTGTAATCTTAGATACTTTCAATGTATGTGAAAGTTCTTCAATGGTTAGTTTTCTCTTGCTGACAAGTATTCTCATGATTTCATCACGTCTTTCATTCGTTCGCAAATCGCCACCTCCTTTACCGTATGTAATAATTATAACATGAAAAGGTATCAGCTTTTGATACCTTTTCAGAAATTGAGTGACCCTTTTTATAGAGCATTAAGCCCCTCGACCTATCAGCCGAGGGGCTTTCACTTAGATTACCTGAAATTCAGGTGATTTTCCTTGTACACACATCATGCCCACACGGTCACCATTTTCATTTTCCATTGCCATGTGACTTTTATCATCGGTAAGGAGTGTATCTGAACCCGTGATTTCCATTGCCAGAATCAGATAATCCACATTCACGGCAGCGTAGTATTGCTTTCCGTTTCTGCTCCGTGGGAGTGGATAGCCGATAGAAAACGGAATCTTCTGCTTGCCGTGTGTCTTTTTCCATGCTTTAAGCTGTGCCACTGTATACGGAATTTTGTAGGCTGTTCCGTTGGTATCAAATTGGTTTGCAATATCGTCATAAAGGCTGTCAATGCCGTTTTCGTATTCTTCCTTACGTTCCGGCGGTGCAAAGGTCAGCCCGTCTTTGCTGTCGGAGATATAGAAAGTACATGCCGTACAAGCGAAATACCGTCCGTCACGTTCGTGAGCGACAGAGATAGAGGGCTTGTTCTGAGCATATTTGTCATGACACATCTTCATGAAACGCTTGACTGCTGCATAGTTCTTTCTGCCGTTCTTTTTAGCATATTCGGCTCTCAAATCTTCCTCAAGGTCAACTTTCAAAGCATAGAGGATTGTTGCCGCATCTCCTTTGAAAATAGAGGTGTTTCGGATTTCATTGCCTGTGCGGTTTTCTTTGCGGAGATAATCGTGCCAGAACTCTGCCGCCTCAGTCTTTTCAAGAGCCGACAGAGCGTTCAGGACTTCCACATAGATATTTGCTGTTGTCATGTCTGCTCCTCCTTATTCATCATCTCTCATATCCAGTTCTTCCGCATGATCCAGAATGCCGTACAGCACACTGTAATCACTTACACTCCACAAGCTTTTAGGAATGTGTTCACCCATAGCAACCATGAGAAAAGAAAATGCTAAATCGGGTAAGAGTCCATCTGCTTTTCTGAAAGTATCGTCAAGAGTTCTGTGCTGTTTGCAGAAGTCGGCAACAACAACAGCCTGTTTCAGCCTGTCTGCATTGTCGTATATCCACTGGTATCTACTATCATTCAGTTTCATAACTTTCCTCCTCGATGTTTGCGTTCTATTTCGATAGAAAACCGCCACGGTCTTGTTTCCGGTTTAAATCTATCCCACCGTTTCACATATTTTTCAGAGTACCGTTCTTCCACCCTTTTTTCATAATTGCCATTTCTGAGCCTAATTACAATCACTCCATCTGGTTCTACACTGTAACCGTCAACCTCGTCCATCAAATGGTCGAATATTTCTATTTCTGTCCGCAATTCGTCAGCTGTTCCAGATGCAACACTGATATTCTGGTCATAGGCGTTCCCCTCGTACACATCAAACTGCTGATAACATTGACATGCATTCAACATATCCCATAGTGTCATCGTGCCTTATCCCTCCATTGTAATCAGTTCACTGTATGGCAATGACTCAATCCATTTGCAGAAATCGTGCCATTCGTCAAGTTTATGGTTTTTCCGTGCATGGTAGATGTTTTTCAATACTTCGTAGTTTGCCTGCCATGTGAAACGCTGATTGTAGGAACTTGGTAAAAGCTGAATCAACTGCCACCAGTCTTTCTTATCCTTGGTATTCAGATAACGCTCACGGTAGTAATTCAGGCACTCGCAAAGGTCAGACATCACTTTGATAGGGCTTTTGTAGTAGGTTGGATTATCATCGTCATTATACAGATGTTCCACACTGAAATCAGAAAGGGAGAACTCCTTTTCCTGAATCTTGTGCATTGTTGAGCAGGAGTTTCTGACTGTTCCGACCTTGTAAGTATCCATTTCTTTAATCCAGTACAGCGGAGCGACAATATCGCAGGTAACGGTTATCATTCTCATGAATTTGGAATGGTCTGTTCCTGCCCTGACAAGCTGTTCCATCAATGCAAAATCCTCATCTCCGATTTCATAAACGGGGCATACAAATCCGGCTGAATCTTTCCCCCACATATGTTTACTGTCGGATTTATCCCAACTGTTCATTGGATTTCTCATGCCACGGACTGCGGTTTCCCAGCCGTACACTTCGGTGTTTTCAATCTGAATCATTGTGTTCCTCCAAAATTTCAAGTGGTGGTGCAGGAATCGGCAGCACTGCCTCTACGAAACATTCTCGAAGATATATAGGCTCTACGCATTCATCAGTACAATATTCCAATACCCATTTATCTGACAAGCACTCATATTCTTCACCGTTCCAGACAGCCACGGTAAGTTGATGGTTGCCAACCTTGGATTGAATCAGCACCATTTGACCTTTTACTGGAGAACTGTCCCACACAGAAGTCCAGTTCTGAAATTCAAAAATTTCGAGGGCTTTCAGGAAACCTCTGTACCAAGCCGCCTTGTATCTGTCCTCGTCCCCGTTCTTGAAATCGGCTCTGTATTCGTACTTGTAGGCATTCAGCTTGCAGAAGTCCATAACCGCCTCTGCACCGAACTTTTCAAGCATTTCATGAATACACTCTTTTCTTCCTTCCTGCGTGTAATGAGCAGGAGAGTTCACATTGTCACTCATTGTCTTTCAGCTCCTTTTTGATTCTTCTTATCTGCCTTTTCGCTTTGGCAGTCTGGATTGTTTCAATCTCACCATGGAAAAACAGCTTCATTTCGTCAACACATACAGCAACATCTGCAACTTCACCAAGAAAAGCCTCTTGTGTTTCCTTGGTGTGATGACGTTTCAGCTTTTGTGCCGCCAGAATCAGTTCTGCACATTCTTCTTCAAGCTGTTCAAGCTGTTTGTCAAAACCGTAGTGGTCGCAGATTGTTTCGAGATTGTTTTCGTAGGAATCTTTTCTCGGCGGAGAGGGCAGATGCATCCAGTGTGTCACCTCACCACAGTCTGCCCAGAGTTCCCATTCACCATTTTTGTCGGTGCTGACGGTTGCAATAAATCCGTCATTGAAATGTGCGAGAACCTGTTCTTCAGGTTTTGGCATTTCCGTGTCAACAGAAATCCAGTTATTCATCTTCATCAATCCTTCCTAAAAGCCAGTCAACGGACACTCCGAAGTAATCGGCAATCACATCAAGTGTCACAACAGAGGTGCTTTTGCAATGCAGAATGTTGGAGAGCCTTGTCCGTGTAAAGCCAAGTTCTCTCGAAATCTCGGACTGCGATTTGCCAGACTGCTCTATCAGATGATAGAGCCTTTTCCTGAACTTTTCCTCGTCAATCACAAAAGCACCTCCGCTCTGGTTAATCTTCATAGTTCCATGCTTTAGCGGCTTCTTCTTCAGTAAGAAAATATTTGTTATCTGCATTATAGATAATGCAATCATAATTCGGACAAACTACTTCATATGCCTTTACAGCTTCGTCCTTATATTTTCCGCTTCTGGGATAGCGTGTGTCCTGCTTGATTTCTGCTTTTCCTCCGCAAAATGGGCAGGGCCTTAATTCAATTCTTTGACTCATATCAATTTAGTCCTCCTTAATCTGATAACCGAACGGAACAATACCATCAGCAATACTTTTCCAGTGCTTCAGGACTTCCGGATGAGCATATTCGCCGTCCTGTTCAATTTTTTCTCTGACAGCTTCCTGCAAAGATTTCCATGTATTCGGTGCAATTGTTTTTTCAAATTTGTATGCATACTGCGGATAGAGCATATTATCGTAATCAATCAGCTTTATGCCACATTTATTTGGAAGGATAAGGCATTCCGTTCAGCAGAAAATTGTCATCACTGTACTCGTAATCAAGAAAATTTCTAAAATCCACAGCATTCATTACTCCTGCACCACCAGCTTCCATAAAACCTGTCAGTGTTTTGATAGACAGTTTGAAAAGAAATGCTGTCAGTTCATCATCATTCAGACTTCTGATTTTCTCTGCATTCGTCATTGGTTTTAACTCCCTCGAAATACTTTTCAAATTTATCACAGTCGTAGGAAATAGCGTGTTTCTTACTGCATTCAGGGCAGAAAGCCTTATTATCAGATATACACCAGCCGTCAACTGCAAACATGAGAGGGTCTTGCCTGCGGGCTGTCACACCGCATTTATAGCATTTAACCCTGATTCCCCTTTTCATCATTTTTTGCCCCCTTTCTTTCATCATCAGACAGAACAGGCTTTTTGCTACTCTCAACCCAAGCAGAACTCCCTTGTAGTACTGTTGTGTCAAAGCATCAATATTCTTGCTATGCATTTGGTCAATCGTGGAATCAATCTGTGCGTTCAGTTTCGCCTCATATTCTTTCTGGAATGAAAGTTTCATGAAACACCTCCGTGATACAGTCCTGCAAGTTTCAGCTTTTTGAGAGTGGCTTTCTGACGAAGATTCGGCTCACCTACAATGCCATGATTCCAGACCGCTATACAACCGGTGTATCTCAAAAGCCATGTCAGAAAATCAGCATAAAATTCACAGGGTACAAGGTTTTCAAGTTGCTCTCTTGAAATGCCGTCACGCCTGCAGGCATAGTGAATCATGAATTCTTGGTGCGATGGAACAGCATAGTGAACTGTTCCATTCGGTTCGATGATAACTTCCAGATAGTCTATGAAATTCGCCTTGTGAGTTTCAATATCGAAAGGCTGATTCATAATCTCATAATCAGTCATTTGTCTGCCTCCTTGTTCAGCCATTGAGAAATACAATCCTCACAGTCTTTTACATTTACAGGACATTCACCTGTTATAGGCTTATTTTCCAACAAATCCAACACACATAAAGAAGGTTCAAGGGATTCAAGCCTTGCGTTCATCCGCAGCAGAATGTCGTATTCATTGGTTTTCAGCAGTTTCTGCCTGTTCTTCATGTGGTTTCCTCCGAGAACATTCTCGCTCCGCAGTGTGGGCAGTATTGAAATCCCGGCTTTTCAGACAAATGAGGAGACAAATGAGGAGTAAGTGCCTCGCATATCGAACATTTAACAGCCCTGCGGTATACAAGCCAGTGTCCTTGCTTTCGTTCGTTTTGTTTGCAGAGTATCTCTTTTAGTTTGCTGTCCTCTGGCATTTCGTAACGATCTATCAAGGTTTGAATCAAGTCATACTGACCGTCCTTGAAACCTTTTTTGTAGACAGCCTGAATAATGCTGTCACCCCAGCGAATTTCATATTTCTTTTCGCATTGCTTGCAGACCTGTCCACCCTTTGGAATGACTGCTCCGCAGCATACGCAGTGATTTTCTTCCACTGCGTGTTCTTCAATGAAGTTTTTTGCACTCTCCAAAGTTTCAAGTGATTGTCGGTTCAATCCGTCCAGAAATTTACGGTCAATCGTTTCTCCGGTCATAGGGTCGAATAAGGTCAGTTCTATGTCCCTTTGCAAGCCATCAATAATCTCTTTTGTTGTCATTTTTTTGATACCTCCCTCACAAAAGCAATCACTGCCATCAAGCATTCGTGACACAAATCATGTCCGTCATTAGTTGCTCCAGAATAAGTGTTATCTGTATTCATGTGAACGAATGCTACGCCATTCACATTATTCATATTACATTCATTCTTTTCCTCATATGGTTCATAAAACTTTCCGCACCTGTCACATTTTCTTGCTATCATCAGATAATCCCTCCGTCATAAAGTCATAGTGCGTAATTCCGTCCGTGATTGTGAGCAAGGTCTGTTTGAAGTTCTTGTCGTTCATTATCATGAAAGTGAGATGTGCATTGGTTTCCATTTCGCAGACACTTTCTTTCAATTCACGGCAGTAATTTTCAAAGGCTGTTATCATCCGATCCCATTCAGATTTTCCCTTCACTACTGCTCCTGTCAGAACACCGTCTTTCCAGAGGTAAACAATGTAGTTTTTTACCTCTGGTCTGTACTCGACATGGACATTTGCTTTCATGCCTGACTGTATTGTAAGTGCCAATGCTCCTTTGATGATTTCAGGGTTCATTTTTTCTTCTCCTTTCAGTTGCACCAGATTTCAGGCGGTAATGTTTCCAGCAATTTGTTGAAGCGTTCTTCTGTTTCTTTGTTGTAGCTGATTTCCATTCCGTGGTAATATTCCGTGTTCTTTGCCCAATCGTCATAGGCTTTTTCAATGTCCTTGATGGTGTCGAGCATAGCGGAATTTTTATCTTCCAGAATATCCATTGTCGCCTTTAATCGGTCAAATTTGTACTGCAAGTCCATGTATGCCAACAGAATCCCCATACATTCACCGATACTTGACAGCATTTCTTTTTTCGTCATACGCATGACACGCTTTCCGGCTTCTGTTTCCGCTAAACTGCTTTCATACCCTGCCAAACTGAAATAGTCCATTTCATAATCATCAAAGCCAACCAGCCGGAAACAATTTCCGATTAGTGCAACCGTCATATCATCAAACGCTCTTTCAACGGCTGTGTATTCGTCATCTTCTTCGTCATCATCACGGTCAATATGCCAACCGTACTCTCGTAAAGCATCAGACAAGCGTTCTGCATCCGTTTCCAAATCTGAAAATGCAAACCGGAAATTGAATGCTTCTTCCTCTCCGCCCAGTGCATCAATCAAGAAATCCTGTTCACTGTCCGTCCACCAATGAATGTCAACGCACATTTCCTGAATTTCATTCAATCCGTTGATAATGTCAGAATATCCCATGCTTGCCAATGCTGGCTTACGGTAACGGAGATTCTGACAGCGTTCAGCTTTTGTCAGTTTCATTCCTTCACCTCCCTGCGTACTCATCATATCCCAACTCCATTTTAGCTCCGCAAAAAGGACAGTAGGGAAAGTAATGAGCGAATATAAAAGCTTCAAAGAATAGATTTCGAGAATATCTCCACTTGCAAACAGAGCATTCTATATCATCTAAACCAACAAGCCAGATTCCTTTTTTGGTGGGTTCTGCCTCAATTGTCGATGCAAGATGTTCATAGTATTTGAAAAGTCTTGCAAAGCAATCCTCACAGGTAGGAGCATTACAGCCTGATTGGTGTTTCATTCCACATTGCTTTATCAAGGCAACATGGGAAACTACAAAGTCGGAATCTGCTGTCAGCTTGTCAGCATCAATCAGTCGCATCACATCTTCCTCACTTCTTCATCGAGGTCTATGCCGTACTTGTCTTTGAGGTATTTCAGGCAGTCAAGCGTGGTGATTTTCCGATTGAAGATTTCCGTGTTCATCAGCTTGAAGTAGGACTTCATTCCGCTGATACATCTTCTCAGCCTTTTATCACCGAAACCGAAGTCTTTATTCAGGGTGAAAAGAACTACCGCAAGCACCTGCGGAATCACATCTTCCATAACATCTCTGTAAACCTCGTCCTTGTACTTCTGGTACTCCTCTTGGACTTTCTCACGGATAGCTTTCTCGGTTGTCAGAATTCTTGCTTTCATATTCCAAGCAGTCCTCTCAGTTCTGAATCACCAGAGGCATTGTCTGACATTCGTCTGTCAACTCCTTGAAAGTCAATCGGAATACAGCATTCAAACAATCGGCTGAGAGTTCGTTTGTAATTGATGTCCTTTGCATAAAGCAGTTCCTGCATTGTCAGATTGGTGGTGACAATCAGAGGTTTCTTGCTCATCACTCTTGCACTGACCACATTGATGACAATTTCATTTGCATAGGGAGCGTTTCGCTGTACACCAAGGTCATCAATTACAAGCAGTTCGTGGCTGATAAGGTGATTGATATATTCCTGTTTTCCCTCAAATCTCCCTGTCAGTTCGTTGATAATGGTAGAAAAATCGGTCATCAGACAGGATATACCGCTGTCAAGCAAAGCGTTCACAATACAAGCGGCTGCAAAGGATTTTCCTACACCAACATCTCCGTAAAGCAGCAGTCCAGCTCCCTTGTCATAAAACTTCCGGAAGTTGTCTGCGTAGTTTCTGACTATCTGCATGGATTTTTCATCTCCTTTGTGGTCATCAGCATCAAATGTCCAGTTGCGAGCCTCTGCATAGGTTTCAGGAAAAGCATCGTTCTTCATTCTGCACAGCCGTTCATATTCTTCCTGCAACTTTCCCTGTTCCTTGATTGCCGCATAGTGTTTGCTGATGCAGTCGCAATCACCCCAGACAACGGTATCAGGTGCAGGGAAATTCACACGGCACTGTCTGCGAGTATGGCATTTGGAGCAGTATTGCAGTCCGTCTTCCTCGTTGAGGTAAGTTGGAGGAAAAGCAAAATCAGGGTCATTGCTGATTCTTGCATTTTCTGACAGCCTGTGCAGAACTTCTTCAAAAGCATTCATGGTTCAAATCTCCTTTCAGTGGACTGACATGAATTTAGCCATAGGATTCTCGATAGTAGGTGTTTGGATTCTGACGCCGCAAGCTCCGTACTGTGCCTCTTGTGATGAGGTCTTTGGTCTCGGAGGTGCGTTCAGATAGCCCTCGAACCTCTGTCCGAACAGTGTACTCGGTCTTAAACACCAAGCCCAGTCTGTTCCATGCCATTCAGCGTATTTCTTGTCAATCACGGTAATCATTTCAGCCTCTGTGAATCCCTCGGAAACAAGTCCGTCAATCAGCTCCCTGTTCGCTCTGCTTGTCGGCTTGTACGCAGAACCAATCAAAGCATTCAGGTGCGAAATCACGCTCTCACAGATTTTGTTATCTTGTATTTGTTCTTCATTGTTTGTTTTTTCATTCTTTGTATTATAATAATGGTAAGCCGTAGGGCGGTTTTCTGTCTGCGGTTTTCTCGCTGTCGGTTTTTCCGCAGTTTGTTTTTTTACCTGCGGATTATCTTCCGCAGGTCTTTCCTTTTGCTGGACTTCGTAGACATCGTAATCATAATCAATTTGTCCGTTCGCTTTCTGGTAGCGTTTCTGGAAAACGTGTCCTGCATCTTCCAGCTCTTTCAAAGCACTCTTGACTGCTGTTCTGCCTTCCTTGCACATATCCACCAGACCGTCAATTGTGAAATGCCAGTCTTTCGGTTTGGAAAGCATCTTGATAAGCAACATGGTCGCTTTGGAACTGAGGTATGTATTGTTTATCAGTTCGTTGCTTATCTGGGTATAGCCTGAATGCTTATTTGCTCTGTAAACAGCCATTCAATACACCTCCGTTTTTTATGGGTGCAGACAGCAGGAGTTGCACCTGCTTGTGATACTGTTGTCTGCATAAGGCAGTACGGGACTGCCTATTCAATTGTGATTATCTCGAAAGGCTCATCACCGATGAGGGCTTTCAGTTTCTGCTTGGCAGTTTCCAGCGTGTCTGCCTCAATATCGTATCTGCGTTCTGCATTGCTCTCCGGCAGATAACAGTAAAATGTGTACATCTCATTTCCCTCCGAACAGGTCTGGTCTTTTGGCTTTTAGCTTTGCAATGTATACCTCATGTGGCTTGATGGTTGTCAGGCTTTTTCTGTTGCTTATTTGTCCTCCGACAATGCCTAAATCATCAAGAACCTGAATCTCATTTGCTATGATTTCATAAAGGAATCTCGTATGGTCGTTACAATTATCACCAGCAAAATAATAAGCGTGAAGTACAGGATAGTCTTTGTATTTCCCGTCTAATGTCATACAAAATCTCATGTCTTTCTGTCCGCAGTGTATCTTATTTTTCCAGTAAAGTATTAAATTATAGGGTTCATCAGGTGAATCTTCACCTCTCCAAATTGCCGCTCCGCTTGCTGTAATTCTTTTGGCATCATATCCCACCTTAATCATGGCTACAAGCTGACTGAGCAGTATTTGTCTTATCATTCCGGCTCACTCCATTTCAATGTAAGACACCAGAGCGTATTCAATCATCATGCCGGGTCTTTGCTTACAGAGGATTTCCTCAACAACTTCATAGGCTTTCGCTTTGGTGAGGACATCTCCCTGTTCAAGCTGAATGTCGGCAACAGGTCTGCCTTTGTAGAGTACCTGATAGCATTTGCCGTCATGTTTCAGGTTTTCTACCAGTTTCATGGTTCGCATTTCATTTCACCTCGCTTTCAAGCAGTTTGAAGTAGTCATACTTAACAGATTCATCGTGGAGATAGGAAACGTATTTCTTCTTGTCCACTGTCACGATATGGTGTCCGAGGTCTACATCGTAGTCACTTGAAATGCCTTTCAGTTTCATTCTGATATAAGCACCTTCACAGCCGTTCCAGTTTGAAACTCCAAATCCCAGAATTTCACGGTCAAAGCCATAGAGTCTCTGAAAGTCATGGAATGTGTGTCTGAAATTTGGAATGGACGATTCGTGACTGATAATGTCAATCACATTTTCGTATGTGAAATCGTCTGCAAGTTCGTTTACAATCACGACACCGTCACAGCCTTTCAAAGCACACAGGTCGAAAAATTCTTTTACTGTCATTCTTGTTCACCTCGATTCTGATTGAATTTATGGTGAGCGGATAGTTTTACATCTCATGCTCAGGAGATAAAAGTATTTAGAAAGGAACGTACTCCATCATTTTAATTCCAAAGGCAGACTCCAGAAATTCCTGAACTGCTTCTTCTTTGGAAGAACGATAACGTCCGCCATGTACACCGCACTTGTCAGTGTCAATTTTCCATACCACCCACGGGTCAGGAGCGGTTTTGCTATGTGCAAGGCAGGTATCTCCATACATACCAATAATTTCATAGCTTTCAATTTTCATCCCAATGTGGACTACCTTCATTTTTTCCTGCATTTGCTCCACTTCATCGGGAGAAAGACCAGTTTCTTCATAGTCAAGCAGTTTGCACATTGCACCATATACGGCATCGCTCAGGGGAAAGACCTTCTCTTTGATGAGTCCCCATTCACCTGACGGCTCCTTGTAAGTCAATCTATTCTTCATTTTCCTGCTCCTTTCTGCAAAATGCATGAAGGGTATCGTATATCTCATTCAATTCATTTTCGATGGAATCACGCATTTGTTCCAGTTCAGTAATTCTTGCCTGAATTGTTCCCAGAGCCGTTTTCCAGTCAGACGGAACTTCCTTCTTCATGGACTTATTTTCTGAGGTTTCTGTCTTTTCCTTTACAGGTTTGTGTTCCTGCTGTAAAGAACCTTTCGTACGATGTCCGACAGTGATACCTTCTGCTTCGAGAACCGCAAGGACATCTTCTTTCGTACATACATTCAGCTCTGCTAAAATCTGAATCTGTTTTGCTTTGTGTTTCGCCTGCTGATAACTCTGGCAGATTTCCTCATTTGTCATTGTCATTTGTGTTACCTCCTGTTTCAATATTCTGTTCCAGCCACTTCTGATGTTCAG